CCCAGTTATTTTGACTAGAATAGCTACTATGGCGGCTTTCGTATTTAGGAAAACATTATGATTAAAAAAATATGGAATTGGTTTATAGAGATAATTAAAGAAACATTAAATTTGTCATGGACACTTGTAGGTCTTGTTATTGCTACGTTAACACTTACTGGTTCAGCACAACAAATTACAGGATTAGCTACTATAATTACATTAGCTGTATGGTTATTAACTATAGGCTTTAGAAAAGACAAACCACAAGGTGGTACAAAGAAAGTTAGTAGATAATGTGTATGGTTACAAGTCAACCTGATGGTTCATTTGTGCAAATATGCAACTGCAAACACGGTAATTGTGAGGAGGAATAATGGCACACGAAGCTAGAAAAAAAGCGTTATTAAAAAAACATGGACTTAGCGGTGTAAATAAACCTAAACGTACACCTGGACATAAGACTAAGTCACATATGGTATTAGCACAAGAAGGCCACGAACTTAAATTAATTAGATTTGGTCAACAAGGTGTTAAAGGTGCAGGTAAAAATCCTAAATCTAAAAAAGAAAAAAATCGTAAAAGTTCTTTTAAAGCTAGACATGCTTCTAATATTAAAAAAGGAAAAATGTCTGCAGCTTATTGGGCAGATAAGGTTAAATGGTAAAATGGCTAGAACAGTTAGTTGGAAGTGGGGTGGCAAAACATATAAGGGTACAGTAATTAGAACTACTAAAACTCATATATTTGCTAGAACACACAATGGTAAAGTTAAAAAGATTAAGAAGACATAATGGCGTTACCTGGAGCATACGTTGTCAATAGCCCTAAACCTGGAGAGTTCTGTAATAATTGTATGCATTACAGTAATAATTATTGTCTTAAATTTAATAAAGAAGTAGCACCATTTGGTTGGTGTGCAGTATGGAAGAAGGTAAATCTTGAAGTATGAAGTATTAAGAATTAGTAGTGGTAAAGACTCTACATCAGGCTTGTTATTTGAAATTGACAGAGGTAAACGTACATTTTTAGCCTACACATTAGAAGATGAACAGCGTGATGTAAAAGTTTGGGGTGAAACACGTATACCTGCAGGTACTTATAAACTTAAATTACGTACTGAAGGTGGATTTCATAATAGATATTTAGCTAAATATAGTGCAGATTTTCATAAAGGTATGATATGGGTACAAGATGTACCAGGTTTTGAGTACATACTATGGCATACAGGTAATACTGATGAGCATACAGCTGGTTGTTTAATACTGGGTAACACACAAACTAACAATCGTATAGCTAAAGATGGGTTTATTGGTAGTAGCGTTGATGCATATAAGTTTGTATATCCACGTGTTGCTGCAGCTATACAATCTGGACAAGATGTCGAGGTTACTTATATAGATTTTGATGGAGATACTAAAGAAATATCTAATAAGTCAACTGATGATGTCATACTTACAAGTACAGTTATGGAAAAATTACAAGAGATAAGTGGTGAAGTACAAGTATTGTCTGCTAAACTTGACAACAAAAGGATTACATAATGCGTGGTACATTTAAATTTAAAGGTAATAAAAAACTTGGTAATGAGTTTGACCCTGAAATAACTGGTGAAGATGGTTTTGATTTTGATGATTACGATACAACTACACCTGAAGCTTCAGAAAATTTATATGGTGGTTCTGACAAAGTAGAAGGTGCAGGTCAAGATACTCTTAAAAATGAATTTAACACTGCAGATTTTGGTACACAAAATACACAACGTATGCAAGGTGTTGGCGACAAAGGTTTTACAAGTCAAATAGGTAAAGTACCTACAAAAGATTTAGGTACATTTAAAGCTTTTTTTCCTAATGACCCAGAAGTACGTAATTTAATTGATGAAGTAATTGAGGAAAGACAAGCAAAACCTACACAAAATTTAGGACAACATAGAAATTTAAAAACAAATGAAGTAATAACAAGCCCTATGGTTGGTGGACCACAAGGAACAACTACAGCACCTATTAATGAAAGTCAAGCACCTAAGTACTACACAGAATCAGAAATACGTAAAAATTTATCAGGTTTAGAAGAAGAATTAGGAACAATTAATAAGTATTTAGATGAAGTTGAAGACATAAATCCTGCAGTACGTGATGCATTATCTAAAGAAGGTGCTGATATATTAGAAAATATTGAAATAGAAAAAGCTAAAATGGGTGTTTCTATAGAACAACAAGCTGCTGCTGACCGTTTAGTTACTGCATCTAAAAATGAATTAACTGAAGAACTAATAGAATCTGGAACAGTAGATGTTGGTAAACAAACAAGTGAAGGTTTTGTAGATAAAACATTTGACCAAACAAGAAGGTCTGCTGGTGGTCAATCATTAACAACTAAAAAAGGTATAGGTAAATCCTATGTTAGAGATATGAGTGACTTGTGGGGTACAACACATGGTATTCTTGGCGATGCAAAACAATCAGTTCAGTATCAAAAAGACAAAAAAGGTAAAACTGTCTTTGATAATTTTCCATTAGATGATAAACAACAAGTTGCTTTAGATAAAGCAACTAACAGAGTTAAATCTGCTGAAAAAGCTTTATCATATCACAAAGAATTAACTATTAAAATGCAATCTGTAGGTAAGACACCAATGAAATTTGATACAGATTATGCTGCAGAAACTAAAAGATTAGAAAATGAAGTTAAAAACGCTAAAGCTCAACAGACAAGAATTCTTAATAACAAACAAGCTTTAGCTGTAGATGAAAAAGGTGTTAAAATTGACGCACCTAAAGGTGGTGGAGGACCTAAAAACATACAACCTGGTGGTGGTAGTGGAGCTTACGGTTTAACTGCAGAATATCAGAATGAAAGAGAAAAACTAGAATCAAAATCATTTGAGCAACAAAATCCTAGAGTAGCTGCTGCTACAAAAGGAGCACCTGACCCTGGTAGTCCTTTAGGTCCAGGTAAAATAGCCGCTTCTAGTTCTGCTGCAAATGTAAGTAATGTAGGTAACATAGAAGATTCTCCTGCATATAAAAAGAAATTTACAGAATCTTATAATCGTATTGCTCAAGATTTAACTGAATCAGCTGGTGGTGTATTTGATGCTAAGAACATAGACCCAGCTATAGCTAAAAGAGCAGCAGTTAGTGCAGGTACAATAGCCGCATGGTTTGCTAAGAAAAATCCTGGTATAGGTGCTGGTCTTATGATTTTAGGTGGATTAAAAAACCTTGACAAAAAAAAGGACTATACTAGATAATGTTTGAAAAGTTAAATAGAAAACGAAATTCCGATGGGACGTTTAAGAAAGACGTAGCGTGGACTCCTTGGAACGAAGCATGGAGTTACAAAATGAGTGAAGACCTAAAAGATATGATAGAACGTACTGCTTGGACATTTGTCGAAGCGTTTATAGGTGCGTTAACAGTTGCACCTTTAGTTGGTGTAGAAGCTGAAACATTACAACTAGCTGCGTTAGCTGGTGGTGGTGCTGCTTTAGCTGTTATTAAAACATATGCTAAAAAACAAATAACAAAATAATAATGTCTGTTATTAAACATTTTGCAGGTGCAAATCCACGAATGAAAAAAGGATTTCCTAGAAGGCAAAAAGTAACACCTAAATATCCTGGTAGAGGTTCAGTCAAATTACCTGACAAAAAACCTATGCCTTACTATCCAGAAACAGGTAGTAACGAAAGACCTAGACTTATTAGTGAAAAAGACAAACAAGCTATTATTAAAATTTGGGAAGATAGAAATCGTTCCAATAATAATACAAAGTTGAATCCGTAATGCCTAGTCATTATACACATATGTCACCTAGTACTAGAGAGTATGCTGTAGGTAGAGGTAAAGTTGGTTTAGGTAAAGATGAATTAAAAAGACGTATGAAACAACATAAAGCTTTAGCTGATATAGCATTAAAAAGAAGTGGTGCTGCTACTGATTTTATGAAAGGTCAAGAAAAGCTTATTGGTATGTTTGGTTCTGCATATACTGGAGATTTATCAGGTATGGTTCAACAAAGAAAAACTTTACAACGATACGAAAAAGCACAAAGTAAAAAAGCAGAATATTTTAAAAAGAATTACGAAGCGTTTAAATATTTAAATAGATAATAGTCGTTAATAATTTTTTATAAATGACTTTCTCTTTTTAAAAAACCCTTTAATAAATCCCTGTAAGCCACAGAAGTACCAACACGTTGTCTGCCGTCATAAATATCATGATGATGTTTGCATAATATAGCTACATTGTTGATATCAAACTTCCGTTTTTTATTACCACCCATACCTATACCCTGTATATGTGCTAACTCTAACCACTTACTGTCACTGCAATATGCCCACTCACACTGTCCTTTAGCACGCTGCATAGCTTCCGCCCTTAACTCCGACATCTCACTCATACAGTAAAGTATTGTCCCTTCGGTAAGTTCCAGGCTTTCATAACATCTATCCATCGGATTTTACCCTTCTCATGGCTACCCTCGTAGATGCAATGTGCTGCTTTCATAAACATTAATGTAGTACACTTACCATTTTCATAATATATTTTGCTTTCATTTATATTTATAAGGTCTTCTATATAGTCTAAGGTACGCTGTGTTACCTCACCCATGTCTGTCTTACTTGCTGGTCGCATAGCATGGTCAAGGTTCGGTGCAGCTTCATTAGAACCTACCGTAACACGTCTAGGACATAACTCAGATTTACGTATTGTGTCCATTGTATGTGTCAATGCTAAATGCATATCTAGTGTTTCTTTATTTATAGACAGAGTAACGTATATAGGTGTGCCTTTATCTGTTACACCTAACAAACGTTTACCTCCATAAAAATCTTTAGCACCTGCTAATATTTTTTTGTATTCTAACCACGCTAAATACTTAAGTCTACTTTCAGGTGGTGTCATATGGTTACGCATTTCACTTGATGTGAATGCTTTAAAATTATTCATTATTCTTCCTCCAATTGTTCTAAGTGATAGTTGTAATCAGTTACAAACTTATCCATTAAAAATCTAAGTTTTTGCATATCAGGTTGCACTTTAAAGGTGTCACTACCGCATGCTTTATTAAACTGTTGTGCCCATACTTTCATGTATTTAGGGTGTGTAAATATATTTACATTGTTAACGTCAAACGTCATATATATCCTCCATTTCTTTTTCTAAACCTTCTATACAATCATCACAATAAGGATGTTCTTTATATGTTGTATAGTAAGGTGCATTACATATATCACATAGCATATTTAAAGCCATGTTTATTTGTTGTCTTAACTTACGAATGAGATTATGTTCACCTGAGGTCATCTACATGCCCCCAATTCTTTTCACAATTCCAACAGAATGCTACGTCAGTTACGCTACATACTGCTAACTCTATACCACAACATTTCATTATCAGTTCCTTTCCAACAATGTTTACTACTATTCCAATGATGCCAACCATCATTATATACTAACCATGCTGCGACTGCAGTAGATACTTCTGGGTTAGTACGTTTACTTATTATACCTAACTTAGGTTTTAACCAAGCCCATGTATCATCATTAAATTGCCAGAGTCCAACATCCTGCGTCCCATCTCTGTTATTACCTACAGCAGTTGTGCGGCCACTGCTTTCACAGTAAACAACATTGAGTGCTAGCAGAATGTCTTCCTCTTTAAAATACCTGGATACCATGTCTGTATGATTTATAACATGATTAATGTTATGTTCCACTTGCATACATTCACGGTATACAGGTAAGTTATCAGCTGTAAGTAACATAGGAAACAAACAGCCAACAAATAGTTCTATCATTAGCTAATGGCAGAAGTTTTTGATGGGACTGAAGTACAATAATAATGTACAAGTCCACGTTTCTTACTAGGTAAAGTTGTTATCTTATAACCTTCCTGCCTAAGGTTATGTATAATAC